TACGACGTTGAGGATTATAACGCTTAGGTGAAATAAATTGAGTGAAAACACTAATTGCCCCTATCTAATCTATAAACAAAGTATGAGTTGTGCATCATGCACAGGCTATCGTTGTACTCTGCTTTATCTCGGCAGGTTTCTAGTTGTTTCTCATCTACCTTTTTCTCTCGTCCTGCGCTAGTACAACGATAGCCTGTGCATGATGCACAACTCATACTTTGTTTATAGATTAGATAGGGGCAATTAGTGTTTTCACTCAATTTATTTCACCTAAGCGTTATAATCCTCAACGTCGTAAAACTCAGCATCAAGAGAAACTTGTGTTGAGGCATTATCGGCATAAAACCATACAAGATACCAGTAATCAGAATTAAGAATCCATTCATTTCTTGTAGTTGATTCCCCACCTATTCTTGTACCGGGTGCATTTGCACCTATAGCTCGTGATTGTAATAAAGTACCAAAAGAAGTTATAGATGAAACAGTAACTATTGTTCCCCCCCATAAATTACTACTAGTTCTATCATTATTAAAAGGAGTTACAGTACCACTTGCTACAACAGTGACGTTTTCATATAATTCAGCGTACCCGCTATTCTTTGCTGAAACAATTCCTTGGAAATGTGCCGTTCTTCCTATTGCCGGTTTAATTGCCACTGCTATAGCGTTTGCTGTTCCCGCATTAATTGTGCCGATACTACTTAAAGTATAAAAGTTTCCTTCATGTACTTCATGATGTGGAAACAGGATGCTTATTTTTGCACCAGTTACATCTATATTGTCTAAATCTGTACTTGTGCTATAATATTCTATAGTGTCTTGCACTGCTGCAAGGTTTTCTCTTTTCTGTGGTGCAACCATTATTTATTCACTTATCTTTGGTTTATTTCACGCCAACCACGACGAGGACGACGATTTGCTAGTCTTCGCCCATTTAACTGATTGATATTACACCCCCCCCGGTTAATGTTAGCTCTTCTTCCTTTGCCTGATCCGTCTCTTCTTGGGATGCCTTTATCATTCAATTTAATCATCTCTTCTATTTATTTGCTCTACTTTCTCGGTACCAGCGTGGACGTTTCTCTCTGAAATGCCATATTGGTTTATCTAGTATAGTCATGCATTTACCGGGTATACCTGCAACGGGTTCTCCGTCTAGCATTGGTTTCTCATCTACGTCGTTTACCCACTCTATGTTCTCGTTGTTTTTAAGTAGCCGTGTCTGGTAGTCTGGGAAGTCACTGCATCTTGGTAGGTTTGCTCTTGGGAATCTAAACGCTATTGTCTCAGGGTGTTTCTCAACTACGCCCTCTATTATCTCCCTTATGTTTGGGAGAAGAAGGTCGTGGAATCTTTCATCTGTGTCAACGAATAGCGTCCAATCTGTGTCCTCTGGTACGAGGCTCCAAGCATACATTCGTTCTTCTCCGAAGTCTGTTACCTGTGGACGTACATCTACTTTATCAGCTAAGATGTTAGCTATGTCAAGTGTTCCATCTGTGCTTCCTCCGTCAACAACTATGACGTTATCTACATGTGGTTTAAGGTGCTGTATACATTCCTTTACGTTGTTCTTCTCATTTAAAGTGAGAATAACTGCTGTTATCTTCATTCTAGTTTCTCCTTACTTATCTATATCAGGGGTTTTCTTTATAATCGGGTTTACAGGTTGAGGAGGAAGAACTGCTTCCTTTGGAGGATGCAAATCTAATCCACTCTTCTGTAATATCTCAAAGTATTGTTCTAGTTGAACGAACCCAGCGTTTACCCCTGTCTGTAGGAATCGTTCAAGTTGTATTCCACGGAACTTTGCGTTCTCAGTTGTCCATGATACACGTGGAACAATTTTATAGTTGTTTAGCTCCATTAAACGTGCATAGAATCCCGCCTCTACTCCACGTTTAATGCTTCTCTGTATTCCTCGTACATTATAGTCTACAAGTTCCTGTAAAACCACTGCGGAGGCTTGTGTTGCTTGTCGCCAGTAATCTAAGTCACCTGTGAATAAACTCTTATATATTAGACGGTCAATGTATTCTATGTATTCCCATAGTTTTCCGCTGTCACCTATATCTATAACTTGGGCTATGTCTTTTACCTCATCTGGTGTGAGGTCTCCGAGGAATATATCTTCATCTGGTTTAATGCCTGTGACTGCTTCTTTAAGAGCATCTACGTTACGTGTGGACTTCCATATAATCATAGGTGCCAGTCTTTTATCTATGATTTTCTCTATCTGGTTAATTGTGTTAAACTTTGTTGATAATAATACTTCCAGTGGCGCGATGATGCTTTTTCCGCGTTTATCGTTACCTATCTGGTTATGGTCAAACCATGCAAGGTTCTTACCCATAATTTTTACTTCTTTCTGGTTAACCTTCTGAATAATCCATTTAATTCCATGATACTCGGTTCCACCAAGCTCAATATGTTCAACGGTTTTAGGGTGAATAACCTGTACCTGACATTTACTAGGATACTTATTCATCTTCACCTCAACTGGGCAAAACCCAGCTATTAGAATGTTACGACAAATATTGCTGTTAAGTTCATCAGCGTTAATATACTCGTTAAACTTATCGACGAGTTTCTTCTCCGGGCTATCATTATCCTTCATATCACTAGGAGCAAGCCCCGGTAAAGCAGTTTCAAACCCGTTACCAACCGCCATCTCTGTTATGCTGTTAATGCCAGCATAAACCGCTCCGTCACTATTATACCAATCATAGTATCCTTTAATGTTCTTAGGACGTTGACCATACCTACCACGGTAAAGCCCCTGACCAGTAGCCGCTGATATTGATTTAAGTTTCTCATTAGTTGGAGCAGGACCAAGTACGCTTGTACTTACTCTTTCTATGAGGTTAATTATTCTATTCGTGCTGCTCAACTTGTTTCTTCCTTGCGTTTATTAACTCTAAGTGTTCATCTATTGGGGCTGGCTCTAATGTAACCATTTTTCCGCATAGGCATTGAAATGGTTGAGGAGGACAGGTTGGACATGCAAGAGGTAATACACGTCCACATTTAGGGCATCTAGGCAACTCTTTTCTTCTCCAAAAACCTATTTTTTCTAGTATTTTTAACTGTTTTCATTACTTTTCCGTTAAAAAACCGTTGTTTTTCAACAAATTTCTTCTTTTTATGTGTTTCTTCATTCAAGGTGTCCATGAGCCTCTTTCCATGTTTCTCCCTCTGATTTAAAAGATATTCCACATGCTTCACAGTGAAAAACATCACTATCTGGAACCCCTTTTTTTCCAGCTACACCTATTCGTTCAATGTGAACAACTTCATTACAGGGATAATATACGCCTTTCACGGTTGAACCGGGGCAACATATAAACTTTGGGTCATACGCCATTTTATCTTGGTCTCCTACCTGTTGACGCGGATGGTCCGCCTGTGACTCTTCCGCTGAATACTCCCCATGTTGCTAAGCCGAGGCTTGTTACGCAGTCATCGTGGACTCCGCTTGGTGCGTTGTACCTCATTTTTCCGCTTGGCAGTATATCATACTCGAATGCTTCAAGTTCATCTATCAGTATCTTCAGTTGGGGTATCGGTAATACTTCTTCGCCTTTCCTTGTTGCTGGGATGCTTATAGTTCCTTGATCTAATGCTATGTTAAGTGTGTTTATCATGTTTGCTTTAGACTGGTTGGTGAACTTGTAGTCTCGTATAAGTAGGTTTCTTCTTACGAGGTGATCGTAGCTACTTGCTCCTACGCCCTGTGCGTCTATTATGAGGACTCCGTGGTAGGCTTGTACGAAGTTATATATTCTGTCTTCTATGTCTTGCCAGTTTAAGCTGTTGAATCTGTCGAATCCACGTATGTGTCCACGGTTGTCCATTGCGGTTAATACTGTCCAGTCCTGTGCTTTTGCTACGTCGCATCCTATTACGTAGAGTTGTTCAGGTTCCGCTGTTCCAAGGGTTATATCTGGGTCTAGGCATTGGTATATGTTTCGGAATACTTGTCCTTCTCCTTTAAGGAAGTGGGCGAATATTTCCTGTCGTTTTGTGATGTAGTCGAATCCTTCAGCTACTATGTCGATGCTTTCCTTTTTAAGGTACCCGCCTCGTTCTATGCTGTTCTCGTAGCTACTGAATTGCCAGCTTTTATAGTTCTCCCAGTTAACCGGGTCTTGTCCCCGCATACACATAGTGTAGAACCAGCCTCTTCCTTTGGGGGTTCCTATACCGAATAACCAGCCGTCCCTGTCGATTAGGCTTGGTGCTAGTTCCTCTGTGTATCTTTCTCCGGGAAAACTTCCTGCCTCGTCTATAACTAAGCCGTCTAATCCGCTTCCCCTTAGACTGTCCTCTGTGTTACCGCTATGGAAATAGATTTCTGTTCCATCTTGTAGTTGAATATACCATATTACTTTATTTCTTTCACGTAGATCATAGAAGAAGTCTTGCGGGGTAATGCGTTTAATTGTCTGGGTAGCTGGTGTTAGGTGTCTGTTAAATGCTCCTACCCACCAGTATAGATGTGTATCCTGTTTTATTGCGTCCTGTAACATACTCGCCCATGCAAGCTCTGTTTTACCGAACCTACGACCCGCACTTACTAGTTTAAACCTATGCTTATCCTGCATTATTTCCCATTGTTTAGGGTGGGGTTTCCATATGAACCCCTCTTCATCAAGATTTCTCCACTTCAGCTTTGGATTTGACAATTTGCTCCTCACTCGGTGGTACTATCAGGAATTTATGCACTATTTCTCCATCTGTCTCTATCTTCTGTTCAATCTTCTTCGGAACAGCAATCTTAATTAATCCTTCACGGTACCTCATAGCAGTTGCGAGGTCTCCTTGACTACGTACATTCATGATGTCTTCTAGTTGTTCATCAATCATACGTTCCTTAAATTCTTGGAACGCAACTGTTTTACGGTACTTGTAGAGCGTGTTTCGGTCTATTCCAAGTTCCTTCGCTATTTCACCGTAACTTGCACCCTCAATCACCCGTTCAGTGATATATGGAACAAAGATGCTGGCGCGTTCCTCCATTTCATCTATACAGTGATAACTCTCACGTGGTATACCTGCCTCATTCTCTTTACTCCAAGGCTTCTTTTTTCCTTCACCATACATCGGTACACCGTCTTCACCGTATCGTGGAACTTTTTTATTACCCATTTTATATCACTTTAAGCATTTTAAGCAGACTTAATGCACTTATAATAAACGTTAGCAGGCTTCCCCCAGCTATCCAGTTAAGCATATTCTTAGCTGTCCTCCACTCTGTCTCCATTATAGTAAATTTTCGTTCAAGGTTTACGTGGCAATCATTTAAAACTTTATATGATTTAAATAAGTTATGTTGATCTACTGCAATATTTGATATTTTCTCTGTTAATACAGCTATGTTTTTCTGGTTCTCGTTTATGTCCAATATAGTCACTCTTCGTCAATAGTTTGTTGTAAGCTGCCCGTTCCTCTGCTATCTGAGACTACTTCTCCACGGGTAAACTGTAAATGTAATCCTGTTCTTACTGCTCCAAACTTATCTAAAAGACTATCCTCTAATTGACTAGGCGTTAAAATGTTTATTGATTCATCTAAACCTACGTCACGGTAACTACATTGACTGACTAACCTATTAATGTATCGGCGTTGCTGTGCATCTGGGCTACGTCTGCGTGTTCTAGTCAAACTCTATTATCTCCAATACGTTTAAATAGATTATCGCTAACGCTGTGAAGCATACACTAAGTAATGCACCAAGCGCGAATAACCGTGGCTCCTCAAACCACATATAAGTTAAACCTTGACAAGTTACACTGAACCCGCTGAGCCATGTTTCATCATCAGACTCACTTATCATATTATAGCACCCGTATAGTGCCTGAGTTAACCCACCAGCCATATAGAAAACGGTTAACGGTAAACCAGTTAAACCATTAGTCATCCATGTAAGGTTAAGTGCCTCACTTTTAATATAACCATGCCCACCGAATAACCTGAGAGCCATCAGGTGCCCATACTCATGAATCATCGTCCCCCATATTAGCATCATAGGAGACACTTTTAACAAGTATCCGTTGAAGTTAACTTTTCTCGTCACTTAGCTTGACTCGCCTCTATATAATCTACACCAGCGTACCCTGCACCAAATCCTATTAAAGCCAAAGCCTTAAGATTCTCAACCTCAGCAATAGGTAGCCATGATAATAACCCGGCTATGCATCCAAGAAACGCTTCAACATATAAATCTAGCCCACTTGTAGGTAACTCTCCGTCACGTTTATACTGCGCATATATACGTGTAACCGCTCCAAGAAGCCCCATACTTATCGCAACCACTGGGTAAACCAGTTCCACCTGTAACATATTCAACTTCCACCCAAACCGCCGCTCTTTCCTCCGTTTCACCCCCAACGGGGGTGGCGACCCGAAACCATGTTTAAGATTTATTTTACACTACTCTTCTTTTGGGCAGTACGCATCCAACTCAACACATACAGCAGCCTCATCATAGCTACTCCAATACCCACTGTAACTCCTCGTGTACCCTAAGTCACATGATGGACATAACGATACGTCACCGACGGTAATCAGCTTACGACCGCAACAGCCACAGTGTCCACTAACCGACACGAGAGTCTCCTCAACCTATATAACACATACTCCCTTATAAACCTATCGGTGAAAACACCATACAAACCACTAACCAAAAACCTAGACGACACCACAATAACATTCAAAAACAACTAACACCCCCCACCAAAAAACCCCAAACCCTACCACCCGATATTCCGAGCATTGTGTTTTAAGGTGAACTTGTGGTAGCCTTTGCCTTAACGTGTAGTAGTATATAGGTGTGTGGTGTATTGTGTGGTATAGAGTA